TATTTAATTAATGTTTTAAAATGCGGTTATACCGCTCAGTTGCTATATGCTAACCCACCCATTCCACTCATGACACGCAATACGTTGTAGTTAACGGCATAGACACGGACCTTGGCGGTTTCAGTGCCACCGACGGTTTGGTTGGAAAGAACCAATTGGAGAGTGGCGTTATCAATGCGCGAGAAGTTGCAGGTGCCGGAAGGCTGGTGCTCTTCGGGGCGGAGGGCGAACGAGTAGACATTGATACCAGTGCTGGGGTTGCGAGTGTGGTGCTGGTAAGGCTGGACGAGGTCGAAGTAGGTACCTTCACGCTCGGAGAAGCGGTCTTGACCGTTGAGCTGCAACTTGGCAGTGACAACGGGATTCTGACCCCAGCAGTGCATGTTAAGGGCAGTCTCAGATACAACAAAGGCCATAGGGTCAGTGACGGTGGTGGTAGACTGACCAGTTTGTCCGAAGGAGGAACCGAAGGCATCAACATCTTGGAACATATCATCATGGCAGGCGGAACCGGTGCCGGTAAGGTCGGAGCTGATAAAAGAACCGGCTTGGGCAGCAGCGACATTGGTGAAGTCAAGAAGCGAAGGTCGCAATACATCAAGATCATCAGTGTAGTTAAAGGGTTGGGCACCAAACAACTGGTAGAGATCCTTATTGCAGGTCAAAGACTCGCAATAGTTGACATTGGCGTCACGCTGAACAACCCATACAAGTTCCTTGCAAGGGTGGTTGAAGTTGAGCTTAATCTTGTTAGAAGAAGAACCAACGGATTCATCACCAGTGAACTGAAGCTGTTCAATGAGGTATTCGTGGGGGTTTTGGGCCATACGGCGGCGCTCATCAGTGTCGAGGAAGACATAATCGACATAGAGGGAAGCGGCGACAAGGGATTGCTGGTAAGCAGCAGTGACCTTGGGCGAGTTGACGCATGGACCACAATCCGCGCGCTGGTTAACGGCGTACAAGCACTCATCGATAGGGCGCAAGTCGAGGTTAATCTTAACTTCGTGGTATTGGAGGGCGATCAAAGGCAAAGCAAGACCGGGGTTGCGGCAATACCAGAATTGGAGGGGAACATAGAGGGTGGTTTCGGGCAAAGCCCTGCGAGGTTCGCAGGTTTGACCGATGGAACCAGCGGTGGCACAGGGACCGGCAATATCCGAGAAAGAAGGGTCGGTAAGGTAGGTCAACTGAGAAGTTTGACCAACCATTTGGTAGTAACCGGATTCCTGTTCCTTGGAAAGAGTGAGCTGATTCCAGATGTGCATCCAGTCACCATATTGGCGGTCAATGCGCTGACCACCGATTTCAACTTCGACCTGGGAGATGAGCTGCTCACCAGGGAAATCGAGCCAACGGGCATGGACGGCACCAGTTCCGCCGTTACCAAGACCTTGACCGATTTCGGGCAAAGTGACTTGAAGGTAGGTACGGTAAGCCAAATCACCATTGCGACTGATGGTGCAAGTGACACGGCGCCCGAAATCGGCTTGACCGTTAAAAGTCTGTTCGATGGACTCCATGGCGAAGTTCGTGTGACGACGGTAGGTAACCTTCCAGAAAGTAATCTGAGGATTGCCAGTAAGATAGACATCCTGAGCGCCATAAGCGACCAATTGCATCCACCCATTGTTATAATATTACAAAAGAAAAAAAATTTAGAATTTAATTTTAATTCTTTTTTTAAAAAATTAAAATTAAAAATTAAAATTAAAAATTAAAAATTAAAATTAAAAATTAAAAATTAAACATTATATTTTTTTATTCAAATTTTTTTCAATGAATGTTTGTAAATAAGTGTCTAAATAAACTTCTTTTTTTCCTTCATGTTTTTTTGAAAAAATATAAGTATCATCTTTTTTTTTCACACTCCATCCATCTTGAATAGCATTAAAAATAAAACAAATTTTTTTAAATTTTATATTATTTATTTCTACATTATCTACATTATCTACATTAATATCAATACCTATATCTAACCCTAAATTATTTTTCATTAAACTATTTTTATCATTTTTCTGATTCATAATTATGATATATAATATTTATGTATTGTTATCAATAAATTAGAAAAGTTAAATTAAAATTAAACTATAAAATAATGATTATATAAAATAATGATTCTATAAAATAATGATTCTATAAAATTAGAATTAAATAAATACTGTTATATATATATTATTAAATAAATAACAGTATTCAGTTATGCCTACATTTAAACAAAAAAATACAAAAAAATGTATAATTATTAAAAAAAATACAGTAACACTTGATAGTAAACATAAACAAATTACAGAAACAATTAAAAAAGATACATTAGAAACTATTCCACAATTAAAACATCAAAAAAACCAATTATTAAAATTGCTAAAACATGATAATTTAACTATTGATGAAAAATTAAATAAAGAAGATCATTTAAAAGAAATAATTTCTAAAATAAAATTAATCAAAAAAAGAAATAAAGAATATTTCCTAAATAATTCAAATTATATATTTGATTATTTTGAAGATAAAAAAAATATATCAGAAAATACAAATGATATAATTAATCCAAATGATGCAAATGATATAAATGATGTGAATAATATAAATAATATAAATAATGCGAATGATGTAAATGATGTAAATGATATTATAAATAAAACAACAAAATCTACATATAATATTACCAAAAGTAATATGTTAAATAACTTTTTTAATATAAAAGATAAACCTATAAATGATAATGTTACTCTAAATACCAATACCAATACCAATACCAATAATATTAATATAAATGATACTGAAATAAATAATAATAAAGAATTATCTAATGTTCAAAAATATATGTTAAATAATGATGAGTCTTTTCTAAATATAAATAATTATGTAGTTCAAACCGATATTTGCCGTTTTTGTAATAATGGTGAACTTATTCCTATAGATCATGAAGGTATTCTATTATGTAATGTGTGTTCAAAAAGTGTTAAATATTTAATAGATAATGATAAACCTTCTTATAAAGAACCACCAAAAGAAGTATGTTTTTATGCGTATAAAAGAATCAATCATTTTCGTGAAATATTAGCACAATTTCAGGCGAAAGAATCTACACAAATACCAGATGAAGTTATTGAAAACATAAAATTACAAATTAAAAAAGAAAGATTGACTATATTTCAACTTAATAATAAAAGAGCGAAAGAAATATTAAAAAAATTAGGGTATAATAAATATTATGAACATATTCCGTTTATAAAAGATAGATTAGGTATTAAACCGCCAATTATGAGTGCTGCTCTTGAAACAACTTTATGTAATTTGTTTATGGATATTCAAAGTCCTTATGCTAAATATTGTCCGGATGATAGAGTCAATTTCTTAAATTATTATTATACAATTTATAAATTATGTGAATTACTTGGTCAAGACCAGTTTCTACCGTTTTTTCCTATGCTAAAAGATAGAGAAAAAAGAATCGAACAGGATGAAGTTTGGTCAAAAATATGCCAAGAATTAAATTGGGAATTTATACCGACGATTTAATTACTATTATTACTAGTATTAACAATATTTATAATAAAAAATTCTCTACATTTTAAATATGAAAACAAAGTGAAATAAATAAATAAAGAATTATATTTTTTATTTATTTAATAATTATATTTTTAATTTTAATTTAAAGCCCACCTGGGAACCCAACTAAGTTGGCGCCGATACCGAACCCGGCACCAGAACGAGCATTTACGGCCATGCTGGGGATATAAGTATCCAAAATACTAAATGTAGCAGCGGCAGTTAAAGCAATCATAGCAACTTCATCTAAATTAAGGGTTCGTTTAGGGATGGCAAATGCCGCAATAGCGACCATTAAACCTTCTACCAAATATTTAATCGCGCGTTTAACTAATTCACTAAGATCAATACCTTCAATAAATTTCATATTATTATATTATAATAATTAATAAGAAAAAATAATTATTAAATGTTGAATAATTGTTTATTAATTATTACTAAATATAAAACTAATAATTAATAATTAATATTTATTAAATACAAAAATATAATAATTAATATAAAATAGACTTAAAATAGAATATATATAGTATTACATATAGTATAATAAAATATGTCTACTTATGAACATCGTTTGAATAATGATGGAACTATTAATTCTAAATACATTGATTTATTGGATGAGGATAAATCTGTTGCTGGACAAAAGTTTTCTTGTATTTCGTTTATTTCTCCTGAAAAAATAATTAAACAACGCGAAATGTTTGAATTTGAACAATTCCTAAAGCAATGGGATATGAATAAATCTTTAGAAAAATTTAATCATTTTATGAGTTTTTTGGCATATAAATATAATTTAAAAATGGATGATTTAACATCAGATTTACAAGAATTTTGTAAAGAAGAAAAGGATAATTTATTTCTTACTACATTAGAAGATGATTATAAAACTTTCATTGACGCGAATGAAGAGCGCATTAATGAAGAATTTAAAAAACAACATAATTTTCAAACCAATGTAAGAGGTATTAAGATTCGTGGTAGTTATCCTACCCAACAGGAGGCGGAACTCCGTTGTAAAATGTTGCGCGAAGTTGATCCTAACCATGATGTTTATGTTGGTCCAGTAGGTACATGGATTCCGTTTCATCCAGAGGCATATAAAACTGGCCGTGTTGAATATTTGGAAGATGAATTGAATCAAATTATGAATGAAAAAGAAAAGAATGAGAAAACTGCTAAGGTTGAGTTTGAAAAGCGTGTGCGTGAAAGTAAAGAAAATGCTATGGAGGAAAATAAAAAGAAGGCATTAGAAAGCGGTAATCTTCTTACTCAAACAATGAATGAACAAGGTGATTTGGTTAGTGTTAAAAGTATGGTCACTAATAATGAAAATAGTAATGTTACTATTGAAGAAGTCAAAGAACAATTATTTGAAGGCGAAAATGTTGTAAGGAATAAAGATTAATTATGCACGATACTGATAATAAATCATAAAAAATAAATCATAAAATTGAATATAATATTATGATTTATTCTAATAATATACAAAACAATATTATATAGTAATATATAGTAATATATAGTAGTATATAGTAGTATATAATATGATTTGCTCATTAGAAACATGCTCTAAAAAGATTTCTCTTTCTCAGTCAGTTATTGGGAAGTGTAAATGTGGGAAAATATTTTGTTTAAACCACCGTCATTCAGAAGAACATATGTGTAAATATAATTATCAAAGTGAAATAAATAAATCCGATTTTATAAAAAAGAATAAATGTGTTAATGAAAAAATATATATTATATAAATTTTAGTGTAAATATTAATTTATAAGTATAAATTTATAATTTTTATAATAATCTAAGAATCACCATTTAGATTTTTTAACACTAATTTTAGGTCCTTGTCCGCGTTTTTTTACATTTTGAGGGTCATACGCATCACCATCATCATCATCTGAATTAAAATCTTTGGATAATTCCCAGAATTCTTTTGATCCCAGTTTAAAAGGTCCGTGTGATTGGGCTTTATACCAAAAAATTTGGTCATGTAATTTATTCGATTTTGAATTATTATTAATCACTAAACATTCGTAATTTTCTGTGCATTGATCCATGACTTGACAAAACGATTCAAATGTAGGGAACATTCCTGCATAATTTTCCCATATTCTTTTTCTATTCGCAATATATGGTTCTCTTAAAATAAATACATAATCTATATTTGTACGTAAATTAGGTGGTATACCTAAAGGATATTGCATAGTAATAATTAACATAATTTTCCAATGCCGTCCATTCATAAATAATAATCGCATCATTTTATCCTTTGTCCATGATGCGTCATATAAACAATCATCTAATATAACAAATGCCCTTGGATCAATATTACTTCTTTTATAATTTTCTATTTCTTTTTTCACCTGGTTTAAAACAGTTTTTTGCCGTTTTAAAATATTTTCTATAATTGCTGTATTATATTCATCATGAATAAAAAGTTTTGGGACGTGACTACCATAAAATCCATTTCCTGCTTCTGTTCCTGAAATAACTGTACCAATAGGAATATCTTGATGATAAAATAATAAATCTTGCACTAGGTAACTTTTACCTGTATCACGCCTACCAATTAATACAATAACCGGTCCTTTATTTTCATCTGGTTTAAAACTAATATCACGCATATTCCATTTTTTTAATTCTAGTGTCATCTGTAAGATTATATATTAAAATAAATCTAATTTAATATTTTTTTATATAATAATACACTATTTTAACCGCATATCTACATTTAATAATTATTTAATAATCATATTATAAGTATCTTATAATTGTGAATATGATTATTATATTAATAATATTAATAATATAAATAATATAAATAAATTATGAGTTAAAAAAATATATAATTTATATTTAGAAGAACTATGATGTTTTCTTATAAAAAGAAAGATAATTTGGGTTTATTTAATGATTTGAAAAACCCAGATTTAATAAATATAAGTAATCCACAAAATTATATTCCTATTTATAATAATTTTTTTTCACTAAATGAAACCAATTATAATAATATTAATTTAGATCAGCATTTCTCTATTTACAATATTAATCAAGGTGAAACAAATAATAAATTTAAAGCAATACTCATTGATAATGATAATAATAAATTTAACAAAGATATTTTTATTAAATATAGTCCTTTACTTGACCCGGTGAAATATATGATTGGGAAATATGACAATTCTAATAATGAAATATTTTCTTTACCAACTTTTAATAATGTAAATAATGTAAATAATGTAAATAATGTAAATAATGTAAATAATGTAAATAATGTAAATAATGTAAATGAAAAAATGAATGATTCAAATAATCAGGCATATGTAGATGGATTTTTCAGT